CTGATCCTGTTGCAACAGGGCGGCCAGATCAAAGACAGCTTCGGCGGCATCCGCCCGGCTGCCTCGGCGCTGCTGTCTCTGTTGAGCCCGATGCGACTGGTCGTGGGTGGCATCGCTGCCGGGTTCGGAACGCTGGCGCTGGCCGCCTACCAGGGAGCCGAGGAAATCTCGAACCTGAACCGCAGCCTGGCGCTCACCGGCAACTTCGCCGGGCAGACCCAGAGCAGCTACGAGGCGCTGAAAAAGACCATCGCCGAAACCACCGGACTGACCGTGGGCGAGGCCAAGGAACTCATCTCGGCGTCGATCGCCAGCGCGGCGTTCGGCCCCTCCGTGATCAAGCCCGCGATCACCGCGATGGCCCGCATCCAGAAGTTGAGCGGCCAAACGTCCGAGGACGTGGTTAAGGACTTCGCCTCGATGCGCAACGGCGTTGCCGCCTGGGCCGCCGAGCACAACCGCCAGTACAACTACCTGACCGCGGCGCAGTACAAGTACATCAAGCAACTGGAGGACCATGGCGACAAAGAGGCCGCCATGGCCGCCAACATAGAGGCGCTAAACAAAGCATTCGCCGACCGCACCGTGCAGCTCGGGTATCTCCAACACGCCTGGCGGGCCGTGAAGGGTGCCGCGTCGAGCGCCTGGGTCGCCATGCTGGGCCTGGGTCTCCCCGATACACCCGAGGAACGGATCGCCACGCTGCAAAAGGGTATCGAAGCCAACAAGAAGATGCTCGAGCAGCTCGACAGCGCGAATAGCGGGGCCGGGTTCTTCAAGACCGACAACAGCCAGGCAAAGGCCATGGCCGCCGAGCGCATCCGCCAGGCTCTTGTCGAAATCGAATCCCTGAAGGCGAAGGGCGAGGCCGCCAAGCAAGCCGCGGCAGATCAGGCAAAGGCTGACGCCGAGGAACAGGCCCGCATCGAGAGAGAAAAACAGCGCCCCGCGATCGATGCCGCCAACGCCGCCCTGCGCCTGCAGCAGGCCAAGAACGCATCGCAGCAGCGCATCAACCTCTACGACCAAGAGGAAGCCAAGATTGGCCGCCTTCGCGACCTGGGGTTCCTGTCTGAGACTGAATACGCCGAGCGCAGCGCCCAGGTGAAGCAGGACAAGCTGCGGGTGAGCATCAGCCTGGCCCAGCAGGAAATGGCAATCGAGCGCGGCAAGGAAGCCGTTGGCGAGGCTGCCGAGGCTCAGAAGGCCGCCCGCATCGCCGCGATCCAAGGCCGCATCGGCGAGCTGCAGAGCCAGGTGAAAGTCGTCGGCATCGAGGCCAAGGGCACGGTGGCGAAGTCGCTGGCCGCCGCCGGCAAGTCGTTCGATGACTTCCAGAAGCGCACCCGCGAGCAGATCAAGGAGCTGGTGCTGGAGAACGACGCCGAGGCCGCCAAGCTGATCGGCGACCCGATCAAGCGCAAGGCCGCCGCCCTGGACGCTGAAATCGCCAAGATCAAGGCCAAGTACGACAAGCTCATCATCGACGTGCAGCTGCGCCTGCAAACGTCCGGCGGGGACGAGGCTGGCCAACTCAAAAAGGACATCGAGGACTTGCAGCGCGAGCGCGAGCGTGCCGTGGAGCTGATGCGCGAGGGGTCGACCGATCCGTCGAGCTACTTCGGCGGAATGAAGGCCGGGCTGAAGCAAATCCGCGAGGAAGTCGAGAACGTCGCCGAAAGCACCCAGCAACTGATGGTGAGCGCCTTCGACAAAGCCTCCGACGCCCTGACCGACTTCGTGATGACCGGCAAGCTGAATTTCAATGACTTCGCCAAGTCCGTGATCGCCGACATCTCGAAGATGATCGTCAAGCAACTGATGTTCAACGCCCTGAAGTCGGCCCTGGGTGGCACTGGTATCGGTGCGGCTCTGGGGTTCGCGAAGGGTGGGGCTTTCGACGGCGGGGTGCAGGCTTTCGCGAGCGGCGGCATCGTGGACTCGCCTACGCCCTTCCGGTTCGCCTCTGGCGGCGCCGTGAAGCCTGGCGTGATGGGCGAGGCCGGGCCCGAGGCGATCATGCCTCTGAAGCGTGGCAAGGACGGCAAGCTGGGCGTGGCGGCGAGCGGCGGCCAGCATGGCGGTGGCGTGTCGATCGGCAGCATCGTCGTGAACAACGACGGCTCAGCATCGGCCAGCGAGACCTCGGGCCAGAACGGCGCGGATATGGGCAAGGCCATCGCCCAGGCCGTGCAGTCTGAAATCATCAAACAGCGGCGCCCTGGTGGCCTGCTCTACGCGGCTTAATCTATGGCTACGTTTTCGATTGCGAGTGACTACGGCGTCCAAATGAGCGTGAAGCCCCGCGTGCGGCAAGCCGCGTTCGGTGACGGCTATTCGCAGCGCGTGGCTGACGGCATCAACACCCAGCCCGAGGAATGGGCTTTGACCTTCAGCGCGCGCACGACCAGCGAGCGCGACTCGATCCTGGCCTTCCTTGAGGCGCGCAACGGGGTTGAGTCGTTCGACTGGACGAGCCCGGCAGGCACGGTGGGAAAATTCATCTGCCCAGAGTGGACATACGTGCCCGCCAACACGGCTACCCATACAATCACGGCTAAGTTCACCCAAGTGTTCGACCTGGCATGACGATCCAATCCCTGATCCATTCGCTGAACCCTGGCGCACTCGTCACGCTGTACGAGCTGGACGCAACCGCCCAGGGTGGCGCGATCAGCCGATTCCACGCTGGCACGAACGGGCTGCGGCAGGCTGTCGTGTGGCAGGGGAACACGTACAACCCTTTCCCCATCGAGGTGACGGGGTTCGAGTTCAGCGGCAAGGGGCAAATCCCTCGGCCGGTGGTGCGCGTGGCGAACGTGAACGGACTGATGGGCGCCCTGGTGCGCGACTACCAAGACCTGATCGGCGCGAAGCTCACCCGCAAGCGGACCATGGTTCGGTTTTTGGATGCGGTGAATTTCCCTGATCGGCGCAACCTGCTGACGTACTCGGAGCAGTTTGATAATGCCGCATGGTATAAAGATTCGTCAGGATTAGACGCTTCAGCGCCATCCGTAACGGAAAATGCAGGCGTTGCACCTGATGGCAATGTTTCGGCTGACCGCATTGTGTTCAACGCCGGATCAAACTGGGCATCAGATAATTCGCGTTTGCAAGGGCCGACGTTCACAGCCACCGCGCAGCCTTATACGTTCTCGGTTTATCTGAGGACATTTGGAGCGACCGCGCAAAAGGTGCACATGTCTATTTCAGGGGCAGCGGCGTCTATCTTAACGGTCACAGATGTGTGGCAAAGATTCTCTGTCACCTGGACGGCAAGCTCTGGAAACTGGAATGTTCGATTGCTCGTCGGACTTGGGCTCACTGGCGCATCCGCAGACCTATTGGTCTGGGGCGCCCAATTGGAAGCTGGCACCACCCCAACCGACTACCAACCAATCGGCGCCACATGGTCGCGCAACCCGACCGCCGACCCGACCGCCGCGTTCCCGGACGACGTGTTCTACATCGACCGCAAGAGCGGGGAGAACAAGGTCGCGCTCGAGTTCGAGTTGTCGGCCAGCTTCGATGTGGCCGGGGTCCAACTGCCGCGGCGCTACATCGTGCAGAACGTCTGCCCGTTCAAGTACCGCGGGACCGAGTGCGCCTACGCTGGCACGTCCTACTTCGACGCCAACGACAATCCTGTGGGCTCTGCCGGGCTCGATGTGTGCGGCAAGCGCCTGAGCAGCTGCCAGGCGCGATTCGGCACGAACAAGCCGCTGTCGTTCGGCGGATTCCCTGCCGCGGGCCTGACCCGCTGATGCGATGGACTGGCGAGCCGCTGCCCACGCCGATGCGCTGAACAGCCTGCCGCGGGAATCCTGTGGCCTGGTCGTGGTGTCGAAGGGGCGCACCCGATATTGGCCGTGCAACAACGTGGCGGCCAGCGACGAGCATTTCGTGATCGATCCCGAGGACTATGCCGCCGCCGAGGATGCCGGCGAGGTGGTGGGGATCGTTCACAGCCACCCAGGCGCCGGGCCCGAGCCGAGCGAAGCCGACCGCCTGGCCGCCGAGGCTTCGGGGCTTGAATGGCACATTCTGGGGATGCCTTGTGGCCGGTGGGCGTCGTTCCGGCCATCGTCCTACGTGCCGCCGCTGGTCGGCCGCGTGTTCGAGCATGGGGTGGTCGACTGCTACAGCCTGCTGCGCGACTGGTACTGGCTGCACCGTGGTGTCGTTCTGCCTGACTTCGCCCGCACCGACGAGTGGTGGTGCCGGGGTGGAAACCTTTACACAGAGAACTTCGGGCGGGCCGGGTTCGTGCAAATACCTGCCGCCGAACTTTCTCACGGCGACGTGCTTTTGATGAAAATTCAAAGCCCCGTGCCGAACCATGCTGCCATCTATCTCGGGTCAGGTATGATTCTGCATCACCTATACGGCCGGCTGTCGAGCCGCGACGAGTACAGCGGCATGTACCAGACCATGACCACCCACACCCTGCGATATGTTGCGTGAAGTCCGACTTTATGGCGCGCTGGGCCGCCTGTTCGGGCGGGTCCATCATCTTGCTGTGAACACGGCCCAGGAGGCGGTGCGCGCACTGTGCGCGAATTACCCGGCGTTCGAGCGTTACCTGCGGGAGCACAGTGAGCCCGGCTACCACGTGTTTATCGGCAGGCGGAACATCGGCGAGGCTGACCTTTCCGAACCGGCTGGCCGCGATGTCATCAAGATCGTGCCCGCCGTCGCTGGGGCCAAGAAGGGCGGCATCCTGCAGATCGTAATCGGCGCGGTGCTGGCGATCGTCGGCGTGGTGACTGGTCAAACCTGGCTGGTGCAGATTGGCGCCGTTCTGGCGCTCGGTGGCGTGGCCCAGATGCTGACCCCGACTCCCAAGATCGACAGCGGCCAGCAGTCCGAAAACAAGCCGTCCTACGTGTTCAGCGGCGCGACGAACACGACCGCGCAAGGCAACCCCGTCCCCGTGCTCTACGGCGAAATGGTTGTCGGCTCGGCCGTCATTTCCGCCGGCATGAGTGCTTCGGAGTTCTGACGGATGAGCGGCTACGAACTCCCCGACAGCCTGCGGTCGAAGGCGTATTACCGGCTGGTCGATCTGGTCAGCGAGGGCCCGATCGAGGGGCTGGTCGATGGCCTGAAATCGATCTACTTCGACGACACCCCGCTGATGTCTGACACGGGCGTCCTGAATTTCAAGGGCGTTCGGACGGACTACCGCCTCGGCACGAACAACCAGCCGTATGTTCCCGGCTTCGCCTCTGTCGAGAACACCACGTCGGTGAACGTCGAGGTGAAGTACGGCACGCCGGTGGTGCGCACGTTCACGAACTCGAACACCAACGCCGTGCGCCTGACCATCGGCATCCCTGCGCTGATGTACCAAGACAAGGACAGCGGCGACTCGCTGGGCGCCTACGTCGGCATGCAGATCGACCTGCAGACTGCCGGCGGGGCCTGGGTGCCGCAGGTGATCGGCTACGAGGACAAGTCTCTGTCCTGGGACGGCTCGATCCTGTCGTCCATGTACGACTCGGGCGCGCAGTTCCAAATCTCGGTCGTGTGGACTCGCGCCTACACCGGCCGCCCGCCTGGTGTTTTCACGTGCGGCTACAAGCTGCAGTACCGCGCGCTCGGGGCGTCGACTTGGATCGACCAGACAACCGGGACGGTGAGGACGCACAGTTGGAAGGGCACCGACTCGTTCCAGCTTGTGCTACCTTATGGCGCCTACGAATTCCGCGTGCTGAAGCTGGACGGCGCTGTCGACGGTGCTCTGTCGCTGTCCGGGTCGGTGAGCGTGCCAGGGTACACGCTGACAATTCAGGGCAAGACCACCACCCGCTACCAGCGCGACATTCGCATCCCGGTCGATGGTGATGGCCCTTGGTCAATCCGTGTTCGCCGAACGATCCCCGACAGCACGAGCAGCTACCTGCAAAACAAAACATTCCTCGATGCCACCACCGAGGTGATCGAGGCCAAGCTGCGCTACCCGAACAGCGCCTATTTCGCGGTATCCGTGGACGCTTCGCAGTTCACCAACGTGCCCCGCCGATCCTACCGGCTGCGCGGCCTGAAGGTGAAGATTCCGAGCAACTACGACCCCCGCCAGCGAACCTACACCGGGGCGTGGGATGGCACGTTCAAGGTCGACTGGACCGATAACCCGGCCTGGTGCTTCTACGACATGCTGACCAACAGCCGTTACGGGCTGGGCGGCTTCGTGCCCGAGGCGCAGATCGACAAGTGGGCGCTCTACACGATCGGCAAATACTGCGACGAGTCGGTGCCGGACGGCTTCGGAAACTACGAGCCGCGGTTCACATGCAACCTGTACCTGCAGACCCGAGCCGACGCCTACAAGGTCGTCAACGACATGGCCTCGATCTTCCGCGGCCTGGTGTATTGGGCCTCGGGTGCGATCACCGCCGTGCAGGATGCGCCTGCCGATCCGGCCTACCTCTACACGCCGGCCAACGTGATCGACGGCATGTTCAACTATGTGGGCAGCTCGGCGAAGACCCGGCACACGGTCGCGCTGGTCACGTGGAACGACCCGGACGACCTCTACCGGCAGAAGGTAGAGTACGTCGAGGACCGCGAGGGCATCGCGCGCTATGGCGTCGTGACGACCGAGGTAGCGGCTTTCGGCTGCACCTCACGCGGCCAGGCTCACCGCGTCGGCAAGTGGCTGCTGTTCACCGAGCGTCTGCAGTCCGAGATTGTCACGTTCAAAACCGGGCTGGACGGCAACCTGTGCCGCCCCGGGCAGATCATCAAGGTGGCCGACCCGGCTCGCTCTGGGGTGCGCTTCGGTGGCCGCATGACTTCTGCGACCACGACCGTGATCGGCCTCGATGCGCCCGTAACGCTGGTCGCCGGGCAGACCTACAAACTGAGCACCCTGAAGTCTGACGGCACGGTGCAGGAATCGACCGTGACCACGGCCGCCGGCACGACCAGCTCGCTCACGGTGTCGCCCGCTTTCGCCGAAATGCCCGCTGTGGGTGGCATCTGGCTGCTGACCGGCACGAACGTGGACGCGCAGTATTTCCGCGTCATCACGGTGGTGGAGTCGGGCCCGGCTGAGTTCGAGGTTTCTGCCCTGGCGCACGAGCCCGGCAAGTTCGACCTGATCGAAAACGACATCGCGCTGACGCCGCGCAGCATCAGCACGATCACGTCGAAGCCCGCGCCGCCGACTGGTGGCGTGATTTCCGAGTTCCTGTACGAAGCCGCCACCGACCTGAAGACCATGGCGGTGTTCACGTGGACCGGCGTGGAGAACGTGCAGTCCTACGAGGTCAAATACCGTCGAGACAGTAGCAACTGGATCGACCTGCCGGCGACCAGCACGCCCGGTATCCAGATCAACGACGCCCAGCCCGGCAACTACGAGGTGTCGGTGGTGGCCGTTAACGGCTTGGGCTACCGATCGGCCCCCCTGGTGTTCACTGGCTCGGTCCTGGGCAAGATCGCACCGCCCGCCGACGTGACCGGCCTGCAGTTGCAAATCCAGACCGGCACCGGCCTCCTGTCGTGGGACGCGCACCCGGACCTCGATGTGAAGCTGGGCGGCAAGATAGTCGTGCGCCACACCACGGCCACCGCGAATGCGAAGTGGGGCACCTCGGTGCCGATCGCCGAGTTCCCTGGCGCCTCGACCAGCGGCGCGGTCCCTCTGCTGTCCGGCACCTATCTGGTGAAGGCTCTGGACACGAGCGGCAAGTACAGCACGAACGCCGACGCGATCGTGACCAACGCCCCGAACGTGCTGCAATACAACGCGGTAGTGACCACCCAGCAAGACCCGGCGTTTCCCGGCGTGAAGTCGGGCATGACCATCGCGGCGGGCACACTGATCCTCGACGGCTCGGTGCAGTTCGATGACATTGCCGACGTTGACGCCATGGTGGGCTCGTTCGATGGCGGCACGGTGCCGTCCGGCTCCTATGCTTTTGACACGCCGGTCGACATTGGCGGGGTGTACTCGTGCCGGCTGACTGCCGACCTGGGTGTTGTCAGCTTCGACAACTCGAACATCGTGGATGCCTGGACGGACGTGGATGGCCTGACCAGCATCGACGGCTTGCTCGCCACCGATGACTCGAGTGTGCGGCTCTACATCAGCACAACCAACGACGACCCGGCCGGCGCCCCGAGCTGGTCGCCCTGGCGCCTGTTCAGCGTGGGCGACTACCTGGCCCGCGGCTTCCGGTTCAAGGTGGGAGTTGAGCGCGGCAACATTGAAACGCAGCAGGTCGCGATCACGCGCCTGGCCGTGACCGTGGACGTTCCAGATCGGGTCGAAGGCGTGAACGCTGTCGTGTGCCCGTCTGGTGGCATGCGCGTGTCGTTCGCTGCCGAATTCTTCCAAACGCCAGCCATTGCCGTGACGGCCGAAAACGTCGCGACCGGCGATTACTTCCTCCTGACGAACAAAGACGCCACCGGCTTCGATGTTCGGTTCTACAATTCTTCCGGCACCGGCATCAGCCGGACTTTTGACTGGATTGCCAAGGGCTTCGGGTACAAATCATGAGCCAACATGACTACAGCATCGCAAACGGGTCTGGAGCGGCCGTTCGCGGAGACATCAACACCGCCCTTGGCGCGATCCTGACGAGCAACAGCGGCCCGTCTGCGCCGACTGTGACGGCCCCGTTCATGCTGTGGTTAGATACGGTCAACAGCGTGCTGAAAATCCGCAACGCTGCCGACAGCGGCTGGCTGACATTGTTCGATGCGACCGCCGGGCTATCGCGTCAGGATGACGCGACGGCATCCAACTCCGTCCCTCGGCTTTCTCAGTTGGTGGGCGCAGACGGCCTCTACCGATCCACCGATGCTACGACTGGCAACGGAGTGCCTCGGCTTTCGCAGTTGGTGGGCGCCGATGGGCTCTACCGAACCAACGACGCAACCACCGGCAACGGTGTGCCTCGGCTGTCGCAGGTGTGGTCGCTGCTGTCGGCGCTGCTTCCGGCCGGCGCGGTGGTTCCGTTCGCGATGTATTACGTTCCGCCTGGCTTCCTGATGGCGAACGGGGCTGAAGTGTCGCGCACGACATTCGCCTCGCTGTTCTCGGCGATCGGCACCATCTATGGGGTGGGCAACGGGTCGACGACTTTCAATCTTCCAGACCTCCGTGGCGAATTCATCCGTGGCTACGATGCTGGAAGGGGCGTCGACCCTGGCCGGTGGGTGGGTAATTTTCAGGGCGATCAGCTCGGCAGCCACGCCCACACGTACGACCGGCCATCTATCGTGGGCGGCACGCAGGGCGTTGGCGGCAACCTTTCCCTGCCGCAGGTGAACGGCGGAAGCTGGACCGGATCGACAGGCGGCAATGAAACGCGCCCGCGAAACATCGCAGTGTTTTACTGCATCAAATACTGAGGTCGATCACCTATGAAACCTGTTTCTCAGCTCGATGCGGAAGGCTTTTTTGTTGGCACAACCTTTGCCCAAGAAAGCCCCCTGGAGCCCGGCGAATTCCTGATCCCTGGGGGCGCCGTCGATCGAGCCCCTCCCGATGTTCCTGAAGGCCACCGCGCGAAGTTTGTGGGCGAGGATTGGGTGTTCGAGCCGCTGCCAGTGCCGCCCGTGGATGAGCCGATCGCGGCCGAGCCAACACCCGAACAACTGATGGCCGCCCTGACCGCCGCGGTGCAGTCCTACATCGACGCGCCCGCGCAGGCGTGGGGGTATGACGACGCGCGAAGCGCAGTCACTTACCTCGGCGACCCGCACCCGCAGTTCGATGCTGAGGCCGTGGCGATTCGTGATTTCCGTTCGGCCTGCTGGGTGACGGCTGGCCAGATTCGCGATGCGGTCCTGGCTGGAACTCGACCCGAGCCGGATAGAGAGGCTCTGCTTTTGGAGCTGCCAGGCGTGCCGGCTCGGCCGTCCGTATGACCTACTGCCCCCCCCTGATTTATGAGCCAACACGACTACTCCATCGCCAACCAAGACGGCGCCTCGTTCCGCGGCGACTTGAACGCGGTGCTGGCCGCGATCCTGTCCATGAACAGCGGCAGCACGCCCCCCTCCGTGACGGCGCCGTTCATGTTCTGGGCCGACACAAGCACCGGCTGGATGAAACAGCGCAATGCCGGTGACACGGCCTGGGTGAACCTGTGGCGCCTCGGTGGCGAAGCGGCCCCTGTAGGCGGGCAAATCCCATTCGCCGGCCGGGTAGCGCCTGCGGGCTGGCTGATGTGCTTCGGCCAGGCCGTGAGCCGCACCACCTACGCCGACCTATACACCGTGCTTTGCCCGGTGCTGGGCACGTTCACCGTGACGATCGCATCGCCTGGGGTCATCACCCTGAACGGGCACGGATTGAGCGACGGCGACCGCACCCGGATTTTCACCACCGGGGCACTGCCGACCGGACTGTCGGCGAACACCGACTATTACGTCACAGCGTCGACCACCAACACGTTCCAGCTATCGGCCACCCGTGGCGGCGCGGCGATCAACACCAGCGGCACGCAGTCCGGCACCCACACGGCACAGTTCTTCGGTTATGGCGCGGGTGATGGCTCGACCACGTTCAACCTGCCCGACAAGCGGGGCCG